ATGAAGGCGAAGAACTTGTAACACAGTTCCTAGCACAACTCAGCTCTGGAACATTCGAAGTAAAGTATGACCGCTTCCGCAACGGACGCATCTTCGTAGAGTTCGAACAGAACCCACGTGATACAGGATGGAAGCCATCAGGGATAGCCACTACTAAAGCCAAATGGTGGGTGTATTTGTTCTCACCCAATGCATTTGTTATAATTGAAACCAGCAGGCTACGCCGATACATAAAAGCAAACGTCGAGAGATTACAAATCCGAACGGCAGCCGCAGACTCCACAAATCCCGCGAAAGGATTTCTTATATACCCAGAGCAAGTCAAGGAGTTGATGTCAGTATCCACCTACGATTAGGAGAAACAATGTTAAAGATTTTTATAGCAACACTTATAGGTTTAGGGGTAGCAGGGGGAACGGTAGCGATGGCACAAGCACCAACAGAGACGACGACAGGAACGCCATCCGCAACCAGCAATGTTCGTTTAGTAAGGGAAGAACCACTACCAATTCCAGCTGACGCTAAAGTCCCCCAATGGTGGGCGTTGGCACGGCAGGTTGGTTGGACAGAGGACGCATTGCCTACTCTCGATTATGTAATTTTTAGAGAGAGCCGTGGGCTGAATCGTTCGTTCAACCGCCAAGACCCCAATGGTGGAAGCCGTTGCTTGCTTCAGCTGAATGGTTCATGGACTGGATGGCTAACCGAAAAGGGCATCATCACTAAACCATCAGACTTATTCAAACCAGCTACTTGTCTAACCGCAGGGCTAGCCATCTACCAGTACGGTGTAGACCGTTACGGTTTCGGGTGGGGTCCGTGGGCTATCAAACCATAGGCTGAACAGCATGAAGGGGCGACACACAACATCATGGATATGCGATAGATGCAGTATGCGTCTGCTCACCCATGTAAAAGTTTCCGAACCACCAACCCATGTTTGTCTTGGGCGTGATAGGAATAGCACAACAAACAATATTCATCCAATGAAAGAGGAAACCAAATGAACAACATCACCATTGTCGGCAACGCTGGCAAACCAATCGAACTGAAATACACAGCATCAGGATTAGCGCAAGGCTCGTTCACTGTTGCAACAACATCAGGTAAAGATGAAAAAAAAGTAACCGTGTGGCACAATGTCACCGTGTTCGGTCAGATGGCAGAGCATGCAGCATCATCCATTGAAAAGGGTAGCCGTGTGTTCGTTGTCGGCAAGCTTGACATCTCATCATACGAGGATAAGAAAACTGGTGAGAAGAAGTGGACAACAAAAATCTTGGCAGACGAACTGGGTTTGACAGTCAGGTTCAATGCTGTGTTCGCAGACAAGACCGAACAAACGATGAAGCAAGTCACCCAAAAGTTTGGTGCTGTGCCTTTCTTGGGCGACGAAGAAGCGTTCTGATGTTCATCGATTTCAGCACATGGTTGAAAGCTGGGATGGACAACGGGTGGATTTCACCGCCTGTTTGTTACACCCATGACGGGATACCTATGTCCATTACTGAGGACGCAGAGTTCACTGACGGGTCAGACCCATGCATACATATCATCAGGTGTTACGAAGACGCAGAGCAGAAGGAACAGATTGAAGCTAATAGTTTCCAAACCGTGTGGCGTAACCCATTCAGAGATGAGAACTATGAAGGGCGCTGAGGTTCTATTAGAAGCACACAGCCTCATCACAGGCGACAGACATGACGCTTACGCTCATCCGTTAGAGGATTACACACAGACCCGTGACATCTTCAAGGCGCTCACAGGTATCGACATGACTGTTGAGCAAGCCATCTTGTTCATGGTGTCAGTCAAACTGTCTCGTCTCAGGACGGCGTTAGATGAGGGTAGATGGGCACATGACACCGTGGTAGATACCGCAGGGTATATCGGTTGCTTGTCAATGGTGAACGCCAAACAGATTGACAATTTCCTTGGCGTGGTCAGCTGATGGTACAAAAAGGCGAGCGTAAACCTTGCCCGTGTGACTTCCCGATTGGGAGAACACCTCTCGTGTGTGGTAAACCTGAAGAAGATGACGACGACTGAACTCCCCGATGGCACATGTGTCTACCCTTGTGGGCATGTTGGCATATGTGACCATTGCGGAACGATAGAAAAGGCTGTCGCAGTGTGGACAGATTTCGAGATAGATGGATGCGAATGTTTATGCCATGTGTTACGGCAACATCTCGCCACAGCAAAGAAGAAGGGCAAAAAGAAATGACAATGCACCCTGCATGGTATGACAAGGCAAACTGTAAAGGTATCGGGGGGGAAGTGTTCTTCCCTGAACCACAGGTTGGTGTGAACCACCGTGATTTTTTTGATGAGGCACAGGCGTTCTGTAACAAGTGTACGGTTCGGTCAGCTTGTCTAGAGTATGCAATGGAATGTGAAGCTAACGACATTCGCAGGTTCGGTATGTTCGGCGGGCTTACCCCGCGTCAGCGTGATGCGCTGGCTAAGAGGCGTTCGGAAAAGTGAAAAGCCCCACTACGACACAGAGAAGGGGAAATCTGTGGAGCGGGGCAATTCAACTTGTAACTCTAACACATTATTTGCGGTAGCGTATCACCTTGTAGTTGGCGTAGCGGTACAGCATTGAGTTGTCTGCTGTCGCTTCGGCTTGGTCTTTGCACTTGAATAGGTACGCTTTGGCGGGGTGCGGGGTAAAGGTGTGACCGTCATATTTGTAACAGCCACGCCAGTACCCGTATTCCCTGCTACCTACTATTTTGACTACGACATACAGCTTGCGAGGGCGTTTGTATTGTCCTTGTTTGCGGTAGTTCCGTTTCCATTTCCATAGCCGATAGTTAGCTGTCAGCTTGTTGCTCATACTGCTTCATGTCATCTATCAGTACTGTCCAACCCCAACGCTTCCGCAAGATGTCGACCACCTGTCGTGCTGTGGGTTCATTGGTGATGTGTTGGTGTACCCAGTCTTCAAGTATGTCGCTCGTGGTTCTCATGCTTGCACCTGCTCGTTCAGATAGGCAAGAGCGTTGTGTAATGCGATAGCACAGTCTTCTACACCGTCAAGGTATTCGCCGTCACCGAGGTAACCACTTTGCCATGAGCGTGTGTTCTCATTCCATACCGTGCCATTAGGTAGCACATCATCTTCTACATCAGTCTCGTGATACCAAAGCTTTTGGTTCGGGTCATAACAGATAACGAAGATATGTTGTGGGTCTGATTTTTGGGTTAGGTCATAGACTTTCATTTGCCTAACCCCCAACTTGGGTGCGCTCGCATTGCACGCTTGCGCTTTACGGTGATGAGTTTGTGTGTGCTGTAGCCGATAGCGAAATACAGTACGGCTATTAGTATTGCGCTCATTCTGCTGTCTCCAATGTGATTAGTGTGTCCATGATTTCCCAGCCAGCTTCTATTGAACGGTCATGTAATCCATTGCTGATTTTGCTTAGCATTTCACGACATTCGTTTTCTGATTTGTATGGCAGTAATGATTGGACATCTTCCCATGACCATCTGATTACTACTGTGTCTTGTTTGTTCATTCTTTACCGTCCATATATGTTGCGATGACTGGACGCTCTGTGTATCCGATTACCTGTGCTTCGCTTGCGGTGGTGATGTAGTCCATTGCAGACACCCCGACAAAGTTTCCGTCGTAGGTTTCTACTGCTACCAGCATGGTGATTTCAATAAGCTTTGTTGTCTCTAGTGTTTTCATTGTGCTGTCTCCTTGTCTTTCATGCCCTGTTCAATAAGAAATTGGGCTTGGTTTAGTTGCTCTAGCATTGCGAATGTACGCATCGGGCGTAGCTCGCCCAGTCGTACACCCTCGGATAGAAGGAATCGTAAATCCTCAAATCCCCTAATGATTTCTGCCTGTATTGTTTCTTTACTCATTGTTTTCTCCTTGGTTGTATGTTTCTTGGTTAAATAGATAAGCAAGTAAGCTTGCTCGTAGCTCTTCGTATGTTGTTATATGTTTCATTGTTCCCCTTGTTATCCTGAGATTCGTATTTCAAATTCATTTTTGTTGATGTAGTAAAAGCAGTCGGACGCGTTCACCATTGCTTCTTCTTCGTCTTCTGCTTCAACGAATACGGAGCAAATAGTTATTACTAAATGTTCATCTCCCTCTTCGCTGAAATCATCGGCAAGTTCGCATGAAGGTTGGTCGGGGTATGGGGCATCGCTTTTGCATAGATTCCACACCGCTAAATCTTCATCGGTCAATTCTTCTTCTACTAATTCAGCATCGTCATATTCAAAATCTTGGCAACGGTAGTAACCGTTATAAAATTCTGCTTTAATTCTTGCAACCGCTTCAGCTTCTGATTTCGCGTAAATCTTTTCTAGATTCCACACGGATACTGTGTATTTATTCATAGCTCCCCTTTGTTGTTGATATGTCTAACCGTAGTACATTCATTATTAGATGTCAAGGATTATCGCGTCAGCTTGGTGCCATGCTTCGCCGTTACCGTCCACGGGTGACACCTTGTAGTCAAGATTCCCGTAGCGGTTCCGCGCATCGGTAACCGTGACCGCGAACGTCAACGCGGTACCCGATACCCGAAGCTGTCCGCGCTTACCAATATTTAGTGCTAATTCTTGTGCCGTTGCCATTATTTACCTGCCTCGTAGTAGTCGGTTCCTTCATGGTCTAACGCGCAACCATTGCAAACTAATTCGTTTGTTTTCGGGTCTTTGTAATCTTCATCGTTACTAATCCCCCAAGCCATAGCACAGATAGAGCAGAGTATCTCTTGTTTAGTGGCGGTCATTGGTAGCACTTTCGCGCCGCCGTTTAAACCCATGATAATAATTTCGCCCATGATTAAAGCCACTCGGCTAGGTCGCCATCGGCTATGTCTTCATAATCAAGCCCGTTCGCATCGGCGATAGCTTGCCAGACATCCTGCTCTATGTCGTAGATGGGTCTACGCTTCATATCCATATCTATATTTAGTATTTCTCTATTTAGCATTGCTCACCCTCCTTGGGTTTAATTGTCTAGACGTTATGCCTAGTCGCTCCCGCCGTCATCGTGAATGACGCGCCGCCTACGCGGTACGGGATTACAGCTACCATCCGCGGCGGTTTATCTGCTCTCTACGGCGTAGCACGTTCTCATGGTTACGGTGCCACCGCTCCGCGCGTGTTGGTCTACTGTCAAGATATGCGCGCAATATGTACGCGCCCCATAGCGGGAATGATAAGCAGATAGCCGCGCCCGCGATACCTAATGCATCTAGTGTTGTCATCGTGTTAGCTCCTTGTCAGTGTGTCGCCAGTGTTGGATAGTTGTTAGCTCTTGGATGCATTGCCCGCAAGATGTCGCGGTATGTTGCCGCATAAATTCGCGTAAACGCTCTACACATTGCGCGTATCGTTGCGCGTTCGGTTCGTCTCCGTCTATTTTCGGGTGGCAATATTCGCCCGCGATAGCCCCGCATTTAGGGCATGATATGTTTAAATACTTGTAATGGTTCACGGTCACCCCTCCTATATCGCCCGAACGAATTCAGATTTACCGATTAGCGCCCTAGCTTTACCCTTGGCGGATAGGTCTACCCATGCGCCGCGTTCGTCGTAGCGGTTATCGGTGGCATCACCGTCTAGCACGGGTAAGCCCATAAACGTGGACGGCGGCGGCGTGTTCTTGTTGCGTGTTGTCACGATGGCGGCGGTACCGCCACGGGCAACGAATGCGCGTACCTTGTCTATGTCGCTTGATTCGTTCACTGAATATACCGCGCGATAATGTGCCGCCACCATTCCCCATCCGCTAAGCACCGCGGCATTCTTCGTGTAATCGTAAAAATACACGTTAGGGAATAGCTGACCGTCTACTAGCGCGGGTAGGATTCGGTGCCACCGTAAATCCGAATTCACGTTTAAACGGACTAAGACGCGGTCATATTTAGCGGCTAGTCCGCGTAGCTCTTCAAGTAGTAGCCGCGTAAATGCCACGGGGTATTGGTGCAAAAATTGTGTTTTAATGTCGCGCCCCTTTTGCGTGTTCGCATAGCGTCCATTACCGCCATCTAGCACACACATACGCGCGCATTCGCCGCGCCAAGGGCATGTCTCTACGCCCGCTACCGCGGCGTGTTGTAACGTTAGCCCTACCGTAAACTCTTTAGATTTACCTAGCTTGGCTTGGCTTGCGGGGTAGGTGAATAGTTTCGGGGCGTCATATTTAAAGCCCTTAGACTCTCTGAATGTTGCCCAAGCTACCCGCGCCGCCTTTAATGATTCGCGGTTAGTGTCGTGTAGAACACTTGCCATGGCGTCTGCGCGAGACTCTAGAGCTACCGATAGATTCGGTACCCGCTTACTTATTGTTATTGTCTGCATGTATTCCCCTTGTTAGTTATATGTCTTACTGTAATACAGTGTACTACCTGTATAGCCCCCTAGTTACGATTGAACGTCACGCCCGCGGCGCTAGGGGTACCCGATTAAAGCCCGCAAGCCCCTAGAAAAGTGTCGCGGCTAAACCTTGGGTTTTCTGCCTGTAGTTTCGTTGCCAATTCGTAAGCTATGCCCGCCACCGCGCCCGCTTCAAATTGTCGCCCGCGTTCGTTGGCTTCGCGGTTATGTTGCGCGAGAGTGTCCGCTATTAGTTGGTAGTCTCTGCGTGTCATTAGTTGCCCCTAGTCTTTAGTAGTTGTTTTGCATTGCTCAATAGCTCACGCGGTGTACCGCCTATTTCGCGGCAAATATCCTCTATCCTGTCTAATGCGGCGAATTGTTGCATCTGGTTAGCCTTTTCGGTGAGCAAGTAGAGCCCTAGCTCTAGTGCTTCGTTGCTTAGTGTCTGTACCCTGTCCATTAGTTGCCGCTCCGCTCTTGCCAATACCCAACGGCTACGAATATCTCCGTAATTTTCTTTATTTGGTCATCACATACGTTGCCATATAGTGAGCCTGTCTCGCTCTTCGCCCGCATGGCTTGCGCGCGTACTAATTGCGGCTCCATGTATTCTTGGCATATGTAACCGATATGTTCGGCGGTTAGCTTGCTCCCGTTCATATATTCCCCTTGTGTCTAGTAGTTGTACTTACTAGCTCTATTAAATCACATATGTGATACAAATACTCTCTCATTCGTAGAATACTTTACATATATCCGTTATATATCACCCAACACAAAACACGATAACAACACGGTAAACCATCACACACACAGCGACACACACAGCTAGGCGACCTTGCTCATGCTCTACTTGTATCTAACTTGTATACCTGCGGCGAGGGGGTAGCCCCTTTTGCTTTTCGGCTAGGTAGGTAGGGGTGCACCTGTCCGCCTGTCCGCTATGCGGACACCTGTCCGCCCGTACGCCTGTCCGCGCCTGCCTGCCTGTGTGATATATCACCAACTAGGGGTCTGCCGAGCCACTGGGGAGGGGGTAGGGGTAGGTTATCGTTTCGAGATGTTTTCACTCTTTTTGCTGTTTCTGACGGATGTTATTTAGCACTAAATTTGGTGCGACGGCTGTGTTCTGTGATACGGTTGGGGAGGGCGCAAAGAAAAGGGTGCCCACAACCTGGGGACCCACAGCATGACCCTCACCTTCTTTCTATGCCAGCAAGCCCGTCAGGGCGCGCTAGTAACCCTGCCGTTGGCAGCAACCCCACAACAAGCAGTACGTTGCTCTCCCCCACAGTTCCCGTCCCCACGGAAGGTCGCCGTAGCATATTTCAGCCGACACCTTTATTCGATGAGATGACGTTCATCACGCTGCTTACCTATTTCAAAGAATAGATACCAACCCAGGTTCCCCTGTTTACGCCCCGCCACATGCAACCGTGGTACAGCCAATGCTTGCATCGCTATCATCCCGACAGTGACGACTTGTGAAGTTGAACAAGACTATAGCAGAAGAAAAACGATGGGAGTCGAACCCACGCTTTGACAAGAAAAACTGCGCCGTAATGTCGCTTCTCCCCCTCCTAGCCCACAACTGTCGAGGTTGTGTTTAAAGTAACTATTTGGAGACTTGTATGTACAACGCCTTAGTCGCTGGTTTTTACGGTCCCGCCCGTACCGCTTCGATTTTCCTTCCGTAAATAAACATACCATCAATGTGTTACCATTTGCAACATGCCAAAAAAGAAATCTGAACCAAACCCAACACCAAACAAAATTGACTGGAACGGTTCACTGGCAGATTTCAAAAACGTTACCGTAAACAACAAATCTACAGCTACCGTAGGGAACGTTAAACCAGGTGGCACCAAAGTACCCACCCCAAACACTGGCGTATCTAAAGGCATGTTCGCTGGAAGCGGAACACCACTTGGAACCTCGATTGCTGGTTCAAATCTTTCAGCAAAAAACATTGTTAACACCACACTCACAGCAATGGCAATCGGTTCTGCAATAAAAGCTGCAACTGGTTTTAAAGTAGTACGTTCAGTACCAGAAGCCGTAAAATCTGTACAACGAGAACTATCATCTGAACTTAAATCCCAATCAACTAAGGGAATGTCAAAAACTCAAAAGCAAGGATTCGGTGAAGCCAGCAGCGAATTGCTCCCTTCCGAATCATCAAGATTGACACAATATGACATGCGCAACCAAATTTCTGAACTTATGCGAACAAGCAAAGGTCCTTTGAAGATTGTAAAAAAGAAATAACCATGGCACCTAAACCTAAAAAATCTCAACCTGCCCCGCCCAGCATTCAAGGTGTTGACTGGAACAGCTCACTCGCAGATTTTAAACAAGCAACAGTGTCAAGTGTTAAACCTGGCGGCACAAAAATGCCAACCCCAAACAAACCAGCAGACACAGGCATGTTCGCAGGTTCCAGCACACCACTAGGAACATCACTAGCTGGCTCAAAACTTTCTAAAGGCAACATAGCCAGTACTACCGTAAGCGCAATCATGCTGGGTGGTGGAGCAGGACCAATCCCAGGTATTGCATCAAAAGTAACTAGCGCAGTCAACACCTCAGCATCGAAAATCGGTGTAACAGCAGGCGTTGACTATCTTGGCAGTGCAATGAGCAAAATTGGGAACAAACTTCCAGCAATTGGTGGACAAACCAAACAAACCGCAGGAACCATCTACACCCAGTTCGGTGCAACACCAGGCAAAGAAGCTTTCATCCAAATGCCAATGCGTACCACAGAACAAATCGCTGGAACAATCAAAGGCATGATTACAAAAGAATCAAACGTTGCCTCAAAAATTGCTAACTACTCTGCCGAATCAGCCAAACAAGGAATTAAAACTGGTGCAAAAGTAGGTGCAGCAATATCCTCACCAGCAGCAGCAGCCATCGGATACCTTCTAGGTAAAAACAAAAAGAACAAGTAAGATAACTCCCGCATGGGAACCAAACGCAAAGTCGCACCAGAAGACAAAGCAAGATTCTTCGCAGCCATAGCAGCAGGCTCATCAATCACCGAAGCCTCACGCATCGCAGGCGTACACATCAACACAGGCTCAAACTGGTTAGCGAAATCCAAAGCAGCCAAAGCAAAACTAGACCAAGCCGTCTTGGAAGCCACCCGTGTCCGCGGCAAAGGCGGTGGTGTACAACACAAACAATACGAACAAGACCTAGACGAAGCCACCAACCTACCCCCAGCCATCCCATTAGGACGACTCTGCCCAGAAGCACAACGCGGTTTAGAAGACTTCGACTTCTTCCGCCGCTACTACCTAGGTCGCGTTCCCTCACCATGGCAAGTAGAAGCCGCAGTCACCCTCGTAGAACTATTAGAACACCCAGAAAAAGAATTCGTCGTACTCAACGTCCCACCAGGCGCAGGCAAATCCACCCTGTTCCACGATGTTGCAGTATGGGCAATCGTACGCAACCGCTCAATCCGCGTCATGATTGGCTCAATCTCACAAGCCATGGCAAAACAATACTCACGACGCATCCGTGAAACCTTAGAACGCCCACAACCAATCCACCCAGACCCAGAAATAGTCAAAAAAGGACTAGCAGTAAACGCTGAAGGATGCCTATCTATCGACTACGGCAGGTTCAAACCCTCCGACAAAGGTGCATTGTGGCGTGCAGAAGAGTTCGTAGTAGAACAACTAGACGGAAACGGGCTAGATAACAAAGAACCAACCGTTCGTGCCTATGGTATTGACTCAGAATACATCGGACATCGTGCCGACCTTTGCCTTTTTGACGACGTTGCATCAGTAGATAACGCCCGTGAAGGTGCTACACGCGACAAAATGCTAGAACGCTGGGACCAAGTAGCCGAAGCCCGTGTAGACCCCGCAGGACTACTAGCTGTCGTAGGACAAAGACTAGGAACAGGCGACCTATACGCCCACTGCCTCAACAAAATCTCTTACGATGTCGACGAAACCGACTACGACGGCATGGACATGACCACCCCAGAGTCACTAGCCGCCACAGAACCATCCAAAAGCCAGAAATACAAGCACATCGTATACAAGGCATACTATGAAGAACTAGACACAGGTCCAGCATCACGCCGATACGACGCAAAACCCTACCCTGAAGGACCACTTCTAGACCCTCAACGGCTCTCCTGGAAAGATTTGTCCTACATCCGCTACTCGAACCCGCGAACCTTCAAAGTTGTCTACCAACAAGAAGACGATGCAGACGATGCCAACCTCATTTCCCGTGTTTGGGTCACAGGCGGACTAGGACCAGACGGAGTTCTCTACCAAGGATGCATCGACAACGACAGACTCCCAGGACAAATCCCTGAAGGTCTCGGACCACCCGTAATATCCATCATCACGGTCGACCCATCGCCGTCACAGTTCTGGGGAATCCAATGGTGGCTTTACCAACCCCACACCAACCTGCGATACCTCATTGATGTTGAGCGAGTCAAGCTCACAGCTGAAGAACTCTTGGGTTATGACACCACATCACAAACATATTCAGGGTTACTTGAAGACTGGACTAACCGTGCCTTCGCATACGGCTACCCTGTATCACATATCGTGGTAGAGGTCAACGCCGCACAACGATTCCTGTTAGCCCACGACTTCGTTCGCAAATGGCAAACCCGACAGATGGTCAACATCATCCCGCACACCACACACCGAAACAAATTCGACGAAAAACTCGGTATCGAAGCACTACTCCCACCGCTCTACCGCGCTGGCGCAGTCCGACTCCCATCAATGCGAGGCAACTGGAAAACACTCGCACTCGTAGACGAACTTACCAAATGGACACCAGACAAAAAGAACGGCACCGACCTAGTAATGGCAAACTGGTTCGCAGAACTACACTTCCCCAACGTAAGCGGAGTCAAACTCCCACCACGACAATGGCGACCAACATGGATGCTACAAGGCTAATATAGTACAGTTGCGTTAGTCATCAAAAAACCAAGGAGTTTACTCTAAGTGCTATCCGTCGAACAAATTGTCGAACTTTACAACGCACGACGCGAAGCACAAGGACCAGTCATGCGTCGCATGCGCGAAGTACGCGACCTAGCCAATGGCGACGTAGTAATCCCACTCTCAGAACTAGACCGCAACGCACGCACAAACGTAGCGAACCTACTCATCCAAGGCTTGGACCAAACATCGATGCGTATTGCATCAACGATGCCGATGCCATTTTTCCCGCCAGTAAAACAAGGCAACCTTGACTCCCAAGAAATGGCACGACTACGCAAAAAAGTAGTTCTCTCCTATTGGGACCACAACAAGATGAACCTGAAGATGCGCCGCCGCGCACGCCACTTCCTCGCATACTCATCAAGCCCAGTAATGCTGCGCCCAGACTTCCGCAAACTACAACCAACATGGGCAGTACGCAACCCACTAGACACCTACGCTGCACCATCCGAAGACCCAGACAACCTAGTCCCAGACGACTGCATCTTCACCTACACCAAAACCGCACAATGGCTTATCGACTATTACGGTGAACAAGTCATCGGAAAACTCCGCATGGGCAAACTCACCTTCGACACCAAATTCACCATCCTCGAATATGTCGACGACCAAGAAATCGTTATCGCCGTCATGGGAGCCCCACTCGCTGAAGGACTCACACCACCAGAACGTGCAGGTTTAGAAACCGTAGAACTAGAACGCATCCCGAACCGCACAGGCATGCCACTAGCCGTAGTCCCATCACGCATCACACTAGACCAGCCACGCGGACAATACGACGGCATCCTCGGAATGTACTTCACCCGCGCACGCTTGCAAGCACTCACCGAAATCGCTATCGAACGCGGCATCTTCCCAGACGAATACCTTGTATCACGCCCAGGAGAAAACCCTGAAATTATTCAGCTTGCTGACGGCAAAACAGGACAACTTGGTGTAGTTAAGGGCGGCGACATTCAACAGTTGCAGACCAACCCTGGCTACAAAACCGACACAGCACTTGACCGCTTGGAACGACAAGAGCGACTTGAAGGTGCAATCCCTGCAGAGTTCGGTGGCGAATCAGGAACCAACATTCGTACAGGACGCAGAGGCGAAAACGTACTGTCAGCAACAGTTGACTTCCGTGTACAAGAAGCACAAGCAGTATTTGAACAAGCACTCTACGAAGAAGATAAGATTGCTATCGGAATTGAAAAAGCATATTGGGGTAACCAAAAGAAATCATTCTTTATCCCAGGACGAGTATCAGGGGGAATGACACACTATGTACCAAACAAAACTTTCGAAACTGATTTCCATTATGTCAACTATCCGTCGTCTGGTTCGGACGTTAACGGTCTTATCGTTGGTCTCGGTCAGCGTCTTGGCACTGGGCTTATGTCTAAAGAATCTGCTCGCGAAGCTGACCCACTCATCACAGACCCCGAACTGGAAAAAGACCGCATTACTGCTGAGTCCATGGAAGCTGCACTACTGTCCTCAATACAGACCCAAGCCGCTGACCCTAACGGACCTTATCAGCCAGACGATTTGGCGTATCTCACAATGCTCACCATCGAAAAAAACGTCCCAATCTATCAAGCAGTACAAATGACACAGCAACGCGCACAAGAACGCCAAGCAGCTATGGCACCACAAGGCGCACCAGAAACAATGCCAGGTCTTGCTATGCCAGGAATGGGTGCAGAGATGCAAGCAGCACCACCTGCAGGTCCACCAAACATCCAAGGGCTACTCGCACAACTTGGTGGTGGTAACGCTGCAGTAGCACAACAACCAAACACTCCAGGAGCGGTTCTTTCACTAGGGGGAAGACTATAAATGGCAACGTACGCTAATCGCACCGATTTGCAAAACCCAACAAACAAGATGGCGGTAACAGCAGCCACAGGTCAAACCTATGGTGAAGCTGGCGCGCAACGCGCAGCACAACAAGCCGTGCCGATGGGAACACCGCAAGCACCTGTTATTGCTCCAGGTTCGCTTGGCAATCTTGACCGTCCAACGGAACGCCCAATGGAACCAGTAACCGCAGGCAACCCAATGGGTGCAGGTCCAGGTGCAGAAGCACTTGTAACACCATTGCCCGACACGTTGATGGCTGGCGGAAAACAAGACCTCATCAATCAAGTGCGTTATGTGTATTCAAAATATCCAAACACGGCTGTGTTGCAATTGTTGCTTGAACTAGAAAACCAGCCGCTCACATGAGAGAAACCATCCAGCAACTTGAAGCTGAAGCACGCGCAGCGGAACTAATCGCAAAACAAAAAGAACAATACCCATACAAGTTTACCGCTGACCATGCTGAACGTTTAGCACAATCAACATACGGTAGCTACTACACCAACCCAGAAGTAACTGCAGCGGTTGGGTTGTCAGATGCTCCTATTGACCCATCACAAGTCCACATCAATTCCCAACGCCAAGCATTGGCAAACAGCGATGCGTTACGAAGCAGACAAAATATTCCTGTTGGTTCCAAAACACCTGCAGGAGACCCACAACAAGACTTCACCCTTGCAGACCTTTTGCGTATCGCCCCACAAGAAATGGCTGTACGAAAAGACCATCAACCAGACTGGTGGGACAAAGTAGACCCAACCTGGGAAAACGGACTCAACTGGAGAAACATCCCAGTACCAGAAATTAAAGACGCATCAGAACTAATGAACCTTCAAGAAGTTCAGGTAGTCAAACTGTACATGTCTAAAACCCAAGAAGAATGGGATGCAATTCCAGGGATGATTGCAAAAGACACCATCAACATGGATGGTACACGAACTGGAAAGTTTGATGCACGAATAGATTTGCCAGCAAAATTCAAAACATTAGACAACATGATGACTGCTCGTGCAGCATTTACTAACCCAGATTTATCAGCTGGAGAAAAATTTGCTGCAACCCTAATCGAAGATTTTAAATTTGGTGTCAGTTCGACAGGAGCAGTACTTGGTGGAGTACTTGGAACGCCATTTAAAATTGCAGGGTTTTTTGCCCCAGACCATATTGGTCCTGCGGGTGGTTTAGAAATTGAATCATTAGGTGTAACACTCCCGTCGCGCATCAGCGTTAAAGACATAGTTGGCAAACCAGTACGCGCTACAACCAAAACACTCGGTACAGCTTTTCTTGCATCAGCACAAGCATTAAAAAACACTATTGAATATAGGCTTACCCACCAAAGTGGCTCTATTGGAACATTTACCATTCCAATGGACAATTGGGAAGATTACCAAAAAACAGTTATTGAAGGAAATATTCTTACTCAAATTGTTAAACAGGCTGTTACTGAAGGAAGCCTTGATGTTGGTGCAGGATTTTTCCCAGAAGGTAAAGCCGCCGAAGAAGCACGCATAGCACATGATGCAGGTCTACCAAAAATCGACGGTAAAACATGGACGCCTGGTCGTTATGCTACAGAACCATTAATCCAAGAAGGCTACATTGACCGAAATGGGTACATTGCGTCAGTACTATCGGGGATTGTTGACGGAGTGTTTACTGTAGGGACCGACATATCATCATATTCAAACCCAATCAAGAGTGTGATGGGCAAGTTCAACATCGGCAAACCAGCAGCAACAACTTTGGTTTATGGTCGAGCAGCAGACTTGGCTTATGAAGAATGGCGAACCGCGCGCGCAGCCGCAGGTTTGTCAACAGAAGCAAAACAAATTATTGACATGCCATGGGGAAGTGTGGAAGACACTGGAGTTGTTAAAGAGTTTTTTGGCATGTTACCTGCTGGCTCAAAATTGCCAGATGATGCAGAAGCTGCAGCACGAGCATTAGCCAAGGAAAGCATTGGCGAACAGTCACTTGTGCATTTAGATTCTCCACCAGCAATTGTCCCATACAAAGAACCAAGTAACAGTATTGATTCAATTAAACAAAGTTTTGGGCTTGTCGACAAAGCTGATGGCGGGTTTCGTTTTGAACCAACCAAAATAGACGAAATGCCATTTACCCGTGACGGCAAAATAACCCTAGACAAACTGTCATCATTTACTAACGCAGGCGAACTATACGATTATTTCCTCGGCAACATCCCAGTTGGGCTTGCCGTCAAAATCCAAGACGCAGTAGATGTCGCACGTAAAGCAAACAAAGTAATAGATACAAAAGAGATTCATGCCATCCTTAAAGAAGGCGTACTTTCTGGAGACCCGTTTTACAACATCCGTGAAGTACCAGGGGTAATGAGGTCATGGAAAACACAAACAGGACCACGCATTGCTCAATGGTCATCGGGGACAACACGCCAATTTGCAATGATGCCGAACTCAACATTCTTTTCTTTTGATGACCCAATGGCTTCCATCAAAGACATGAACAGACTCATGAACGTAATGAAAGTTCCCAAAAAGGAACGCTTCGAAATGCTGACAAAAACCATGAAAATGGTGGCGAATGGTGAAGTCGATAATCGTTTTGAGTTGGCAGACGCATGGATGGATACGGTTATCCGACCAGCATTAACCAAAAATGGTGTGCCTGAAAAATGGATTAAAGATGTTTCCAAATGGTCTGGGTGGGATGATGGGATTCTTCAATGGACATGGGATGCGGTTGGCGAAGGATACCCAGCTTCATGGCTGGCTGCTGGTTCTGCTGACATTGTGCGTTCAACCGACTTCATGATGAAGGGTTTCATGATGGTTTCACCAGAAAACCTGAATCAAGTCATCCGTGAAACAACAAATTTGTGGAAAGTCTTTGAACCATTTAGGGGAAATCCTGTAATGGAAAAACTTTTGCGACCAACAATGTTTAATGCTTTAGAAAAAACTCAAAAGAAACTTTTAAAACCATTAGCACTTGGCGCACCATTGCCAATCAGAATGGTTACTCGTATTCTCCCAGACGAAATGTTACGCATTGCAGTCTCTGAAGGTATGACCATGTCATCTCTATACGCTCTGGGTGCGATGGGTCATATAAACGTAAACACTTTTGGTGTGGCAATTAAATCTGGTAAACAAATACAAGATATAATGCCAAAAATTGAACATATTGATGATTTGTATGCCAATCTTAAACGTGCAAACAGTTTTGGTGATGCTGCAGAAATCAAAATATATACAGATTTAATCAATACTTTTGAAGCAAAGTACGGCAAGAAATCAGATTTGCTAAAGCAAGTGCGTTTGTTTGAACAACGCCTTGACGAATCTTTGCCAGGTAGCGGGCGAAACGTAACCGAACTTGCTAAAGGTTTAATGGCAGATGAGCGCGCAACCCCAGGTGTTTTAAATTATGAACGACAAATTCGTGGCAATGCAATTAAAGACATTGCGTACGACATGAACAACAACCCAATTATTAACCCTGAATCAAAAGCAAATAAAAACTGGGTTAAGGGAACCGCACGAGACATTGTCCAAATGTCAGAGACCCCAGAGTATCGTGAAGTTGCTAAAGCCATGTTGGCTGGTGGTTCGGACGCTGTACTGCAATTGCCAAATAGGTTTCTTAACGGCGACCTTAAAAATGTTTTTGAATCCATTTGGTCTAAGGCATTACGCAATCAAGGCACAAACGGCATGAGCAAGATAACTCCATTGACCTCGGTAGAAGGAAACTCTGCTTGGGTTAATACAATCTACAACGACATTTTAACAAGAACTGGCGCAGACAGAACCGCTATCGGTGTTATCGCTACAGGAAAACTTGGTTCAGAATCTATTTCAAGCACCAACGCATGGAAAATTAAAACATCTACTGCAGTAAACGTGTATGAGCCTACGGAATCATTCAACAACTGGGTTCGTAACAATTTGCTACAAAATATGGATACAGCAAAAGTTGTTCCATTTGCTAAAACAGAAGCCACATTAAAAATAACTCAAAAAGAAAATTGGTTTACAACACTGTTTAGTTTGTACCGAGATACATCAGCCAAAGTTGCTCGCGGACCATTCCAGCGATACCATAAATGGCAACGCATTATTGAACTTATGCCAGCAATGGACCCTAAAGAAGCAGCTAAAATGGTTGCTGCATTAGAAAAAAGCGATGTTGCAGACTGGTTACAAGATTCGGTTCGTGCAGCATTGCCGCGCGCAAACGGGACAGCAACACGCAAACAAGTGGAACTACTTGGTGAAATGCATGGACACCAGCGTGTCGACGAAGTTTTGTATAACTCTAAAAATGTTTCATACATCGGCTCCCGACATTCATTGTTATTTGCTTTCTTTGATGCTTGGAAAGAACAATGGTCTGTATGGGCAAGACTGATGGCAAATAATCCAGCCACAATCGGTCAAGCACAACAACTAAAACAAGGTTTAGAAGAAACAGAACTGCCTGACTGGGCTGGAGGAAAAGCAGGACGCGGCATTGTATTCACTGACGAAGATACAGGTCAGCAAGCGGTAGCCTTACCATTCTCACGCGAAGTGTATTCAATGTTTGGATTAAATGCCGAAGAACGAATTCAAACAAAAAACCTTTCTATGCTCGGTTCAGCGGTACCTGGATTCTTTGGTTTTGGTGCAATGATTATGGACTCAATACTTCCAAAATCGGAAGCGTATGCCAACCTACGGGCAACAGTGTTCCCATTTGGCGACCCAGCGGCACGTTCACAAATTGCGGACTACCTGCTCCCAATGTGGGGTCAAGGACTTGTTGGTGCTGCAACTTCGCGCGGTTCTCGTAGCCTCCCATTGTTAGACTTTTTTGAAAATCTCCAAGCATTAGGTGCAACAGAAACAAACGACAATATCCGTGCATCAACGCTCAATGCCGTGTTGACAAACATTGCATCTAACCGTGATGGCGTTCCAGTAACAGCACAAGAACGAGACAGACTCATTGAAGACGCAATCAATAAAACAGACTTGCTTCTTGCATTGAAATCGTTTTTTAAAATTGCGCTTCCTGGTGCCTCAATGACCAAATACTTTACGGAAATTGGTGCAGAGAACGTGACTACAGGCGTGGTAATGGACGAATTGCGTACCATGACCGATAAATCTATTAAGGCTGGCGGGACATACACCGACGGTGTAATCGAGTTCCTTGACAAGTACGGTCCAGAAGCTTGGATTTATTTGGCTGGCGGAAGTGAAGCATCTCCAGGATTATCACCAACAAAAGAGTTCGCTCAATGGCAGCTGTCTAACCGTGGGTTGCTTGACAAGTATCCGTTAGTTGCTGGTTATCTTGGACCACAAGACGGTGAGTTTGATGTCAAGGCGTACAGCGCACAAGCCGCGGTTGGTTTACGCAAGCCACGAGACATTGAAGCACGCCAAGAAAAGGCGTTGAACAGTCTTGCTTGGACTTCATATAACTACAAAAAAGATACTCTTCTCAAATCAGGTTTGGAACAAGGCTTTACCCCATCACAAACAATGCGTTCCAACGACTATTCAGCCCAACTCAAAGCACACGCAGACCAACTGAAACAACAATTTCCGATGTGGAACCCTGCTGCAACAAGCGGCGAACGCCAACGTGAACTAACCAACCAAATGGTTCAAATTGAAAAAATGGTTACAGACAAAAAAGTTCTTGCCACACCTGGCGGAAAAATCCTTGCCGACTATTGGGCGTATCGTACGGCGCAAGTCAATTCGATTGTTGCTGCAGACCCTAAACTTGCGAGCGGAAGCTGGAGACAAGCCAAAGCAGCAGCAGGATTACGACAAGCACTAACTGATACTGGTTATAGTCTTGCTGAACAATACCCTGAGTTTGCTGCTTTGTGGGAAAATGTATTATCTAGAGAGTTCGAACCACCAGAAATAGGAATGTAATCATGGCTGAATGTCCAGAAGGATTTCAAAAAGACCCTGCAACGGGTCAATGTGTACCACTGTTAAAGCCCGTTGAAGTTGATACAGGAACAATGCTTGGCGGCATAGACCCAAACTATGTAATGCCAAAATCATACGGGACTGTTGAAAAGCCGTACGGTTATGCACCAAAAGACCTTAATATTATTTACAAAATTTCTACAGAAAAACTTATTTCATATCAAACCCAACTTATGGCGGCGTTTCCAGGGTATAAAGCATCATTGGGTAATCGGTCCGACCCGAAACTTAAATCATATTTTGGTAAAGCACTTACAGAAATTAATGCTCTTAACGCCCCAGACGACGGTCCAATTAGAGGGAAATCGTTAGACGAAGCTCTGGCATATTTAGCTAAAAATCCTGTAAAAGATGTTGGTGGTTCTGGTTTGCCAACATTCAGATTGAACGACCCTGATACTTTGAAGAAAGCATTTGAAGGTGGAGCACAAACAGCGTTAGGTCGCACACTATCCCCAGAAGATATGAACAAACTGGTTAATTCATTTAACCAATTAGATATGAATTACCAACGTGCTGCTGCAGGCGGTGGGACTATCACACAACCACCCAATGCGGAAGTGTTCGCTGAAACACAAGCAGAGAAACTATCTCCTGCTGAAGCCGAAGCAAACGACTACTCCTCATATATCGGCGTACTATCTAACTGGATGCAAGGATAACCATGGCAACTACACCACCAACAGAACCTAAAGTACCAGCACAAGGTACCCCAGCGTGGTTCCAATACGCCAAAGAACAGTACGGTTGGATAGCAGACCTTTACCAATCAGTAGGTGAACTACAAGTAATTATCGACCAAGCCGTTAAACAGAAATGGACTAAAGACCGTTTCCTTAACGCAGTTCAGTCAACACAATGGTCGAAAACCAAGGACGCTAAAGAACGCGCTTATCTTGACAAGCAAACCACAGACCCAACCACCCTTGCCAATGACATCAACGCTAAACAGTTCGAACTTGAAACCTACATTGGCAAACAAGGCTACTCACTAGACCCTGTTGCGCTAAAAAATCTTGCCACCCAAGCCATCAAATACGGTTGGGACACCAACGAAACAGCCCGTTATGTTGGTGCAGAAGTAGCCAAAACAGGTAGAACCCCTGGTGGTGTAGCAGGCGAAGCAACCACAAAAGGACTAGACGCTGCAACGGTTCGCCAATACGCTATCGACTACGGCATCAAACTTGATGACGCAACCATCAACGCATACTCCCAGAACCTCATCATGAAGACGATGACCCCTGAACAGGTCAAAGAGATGATGCGTCGCGATGCGGAGAACCTGTACCCTGCGTTGAAAGGACAGTTGGATGCTGGTCGTACCGTTGCACAAGCTACCGCAAGCTATCGAGCAATTGCTGCGAGCGTACTTAACATCGACCCTTACACAGTTGACTTTACAGATGCCAACAAGTGGGGGCGTTTGTTGTCATACCAAGACCCGAACACGAATGAAACTCGCTTGATGAACGGTACAGAGTGGGGCAAGTTCCTGCGTACGTTACCTGAGTGGCAGACTACTGATGAGGCTAAGACGGTTTACCGTGATGTGGCTTCTACTATTACTAAAGGTTTCGGAGCAGTGAGAGGTTAATCATGGCATTATCTAAACAAGAGCGTCAAGAACTATTCATCCAGCAACGTACCGCTGAACTACAGGCTGCTGGTAAGCCTGTTGATACTGCTGCGCTTAACGCGCGTTTTGCTGAACTTGGTGCAACCCCTGAAGGTCGCAAGCAAATCACAGCTAAAGTGCAGTTGGCTCAACGCCCACCACAGGATGTTGCTACAACACTTCCAGATTTTGGTGCGGTACCAGCGACACCAAGCAACGAGGCACCGACTGGTCCCTCAATTCCAACAACGGTTTACAACCCTGTAACCCCCGCGACCCCTACGGTGCTTCCAGTTGGTAACGCTGCAGCCGATGAACTTAAAGCGACACTTCGTCGTTATGGTCTTGAAGGACTGTTCGACAATTTGAATCAGGCTGTTATGGGTGACCCTACGTTGGTGCGTAACGCTGACGCATTGTTTGGTTCTATCCGTGAAACACCTATCTACAAGGAGCGGTTCAAAGGCAACGCTGACCGTGTGTCTAAAGGTTTGCCTGAACTTACTGAAGCTGAGTACATCAACCAGGAAATGTCATACAAAACAAACCTGAAGAACCTTGGCATGCCAAAAGGCTTCTATGACACCCAAGAAGCTTTCGCCAACTTCATCGCCAACGACATCTCCCCAGTCGAACTAGCCCAAAGAATACAACAAGGGTATAACGCAGTAACCCAAGCCAGCCCAGAAGTCGTCAACCAACTCAAACGAATGGTCCCCGACCTCACCGACGGTGACATCGCCGCCTACTTCCTAGACCCAACAAAATCAGGTCAAGAAATAGAACGCAAAGCCCGCGCCGCACAAATCTCCGCAGCAGGCGTAACCCAAGGCGGCATGCAAATCACAACCGCACAAGCAGAACAATTAGCCAAACAAGGTGTGACCGCAGAACAAGCCCAACAAGGCTTCGCCCAAATCGGACAACAAGAACAACTATTCCGTTCCAACCTGATGGGCGAACAAGCACTCACCCAAGAACAAATCGTTGCAGGCACACTCACCAACGACCAAGCTGCCGCAGAACGAATCGCACGCCGCCGTCGCGGACGCACCGCAACCTTCCAAGAAGGCGGCGGATACTCAGGTCAAGGCGGACAGCAGACAGGACTCACCACAGTCGGAATGTAATGTGTTATAGTTCGTAATACCTTCACGGACAACCCCCGAACCGTGCGGAGCAATATGGGGTGACAAATCAACAGCAGCCATCACTACCCTCCAGAGTGATGTGGGCAAAAGGAGAGTGCCATATGTCAGATATTGACAACTACGACAGCGAAGACCAAATGGACGACAGCCGAAACCCTGTTAGGGCAAGGATGCGTCAACTGGAAAAGGAAAACACAGAAGTCAAAAAACTTCTTGCGGAAGCCGACATCGCCAAACGAGAACTAGCGTTCGTGAAAGCAGGCATCGACCTGACTGCACCAGCGTCAAAGTATTTCGTTAAAGGTTATGACGGTGAACTTAACCCAGAGTCCATCAGACAAGCTGCAGTGGAAGCACAATTGATTAGTCCCCCAGAACCAAGTCCATTAATGGAAGAAGCACAAGCTTGGAACCGAACAGCAAAAATTGCTGCAGGAACCCAAACCGCTCAACCACCAATCGACTGGAACCGCAGACTACAAGACGCGCGAAGTCCACAAGAAGTAGATTCAATTTTGGCAGAGGCACGAATAGCTTTAGGAAACTAATACCAAACCTCTAAACCAAAGGAAAAATTAAAATGGCAGGCGAAACCCAACTCTCGTCACTGTCCGTAGACCAGGTAGCATTTGACCGTCTCGCGTATTTCGCGTTGCGTTCAGAACTCTTGTTCGACCAGGCAGCAGACGTACAACCAGTACAGCAGGCAATGCCAGGTACAGGCGTAACATTCACCATCTTCAGCGACATTGCAGCAGCAACGTCAACGTTGAACGAAGTTACCGACGTAACCCCAACAGCATTGTCCGACAGCCAAGTAACCGTAACTCTCAACGAATACGGTAACGCAGTAGTAACCACCGCCAAGTTGCGTGGAACAGCGTTCTTGGATGTTGACTCAGCAGCAGCAAACATCATCGGATACAACGCAGGCGATTCAATCGACCAGGTTGTCCGTGAAGTTCTTGCTGGTGGAACCAACGTTATCTACGCAACTGGTGGTTCAAGCACACCAACAAGCCGTGAGTCAATCTCGGCTGATGACGTACTTGCCGCTGACGACGTTCGTAAGACCGTCGCACAGTTGCGTAGTGCAAACGTAGCGACCTTCAACGGTTCATACATCGGCTTTATCCACCCAGACGTTTCGTACGACTTCCGTTCGGCAACTGACGCAGCAGCATGGCGTACGCCAGCTAACTACGTCAACCCAGAGGGAATCTACAACGGCGAAATCGGCTTGTTCGAATCCGTACGTTTTATCGAAACCCCACGCGCAAAGGTATTCACCAACGCATCGAACGGTACCAGCACAACTGGTTCAATCGACGCGTATTGCACGCACATCATGGGTCGTCAGGCTCTTGCAAAGGCGTACAGCGTACAGGACGGAAACGGTGCAGTACCGAAGATTGTCCGTGGCAACGTAACCGACCTCCTCATGCGCTTGCAGCCATTGGGTTGGTACTGGTTGGGTGGCTATGGTCGCTTCCGCGAAGCATCGCTCCGCCGTATCGAGTCAGCATCAAGCATTGGTGCTAACTAATAACTAACCAAGCAGCCGACTACATGGCTGAAGGTTGAACAAAAGCCCCTCGTTTCCCCTCAGACGGGAGATGGGGGGCTTTCGTTTTGCTATAGTCATATAACACGAAAGGTTTACAATGTCGATTTCTAACTATGCAGAATTAGCGTTACTCAATACGCTCCGCAATACCTCATTTGCTGTTGCCGCCACATATGTAAAACTCCATACGGGAGACGCTGGTGAAGCAGGAACAACAAACGCCGCAACCGAAACCACCCGCAAAGCAATCTCGTTTTCAGCAGCATCATCTGGTTCGATGGCATCATCTGCAACTGTTGAATGGACAAACGTAGCAGCAACAGAAACCTACAGCCATTGGTCGCTGTGGGATGCAAGCACAGCAGGTAACTGTTTGTGGACTGGCGCACTATCCTCATCAGCAGCCGTGACCGCTGGCGATACTTTCCAAATCACTTCTCTCACGCTGTCGCTCGACTAGCCGTTAGGGGATAACCCCTTATGGCTCAAACAGCAGTCACAGGTTTTAGCGAACCATTCTTAGACACCCATCCGTTTTATCGGGGGACATATTTCCGTACGGTAGCACGCACCGCTACAGGACCAGGCAACGGCACAGCACAAAGCGCATCAGGCAGAACTGTTACAAGGCTTGACCGTCTTGTCGATTATCACACAGGCTTCTACAAAAACGGTGGACGCTTCTACCTTGGTGTTCGTGCAATTATTACTGTCACCGCCACAGCATCGGGAACAGGTACCGCATCATCTTTCGCATCTGTCCTAAAGCAACGCCAAGGAACAGATACTGGCACAGGAACTCAAACCGCAACAGGACTAGCAGTAATAATCCGAAGCGCCACAGGCTCTGGCATTGGGACAATGGACTCAACAGGTCTTGTCATCCACTTCTACTTGCGAACCGCCACAGGCTCAGGCACAGGAACATCAGCAATAACAGTTGTTCGCGCCGCAGTAAGAACCGCAACAAATTCAGGCACAGGAACAGAAACAGCTGACTGGAACATCAACCCTGTAAGAACCGCAACTGGTAATGGCACAGGCACATCGACTATTGTTGTCAACCGTGTTGTACTCAGAACTAGCAATGGCGAAGGTGAAGGCACGTCGACATCGACGCGAATACTCACGGCTATACGCACGGCGGAAGGTTCAGGCACAGGGTCAGGGACTTTGGTTGGTGCAAGAACGCGCCGAACTACAGCAACAGGCGCAGGCGACGGAACAGCCACAGTCAACTGGGACAAGTCACATATCTTCCGTGTCCCAATAACTGAAGGCTATCCGTTTGCGGTCAGACTTTCAGAAAACCCACCAGACCGACTATTTGCACACACACCACAAGGCTCCCGCGCCAAAAACTTGTACCGTCTCGACGATGGTAGCTACACCACTACCGACCCTCGCAGACCAGAACGCATTACCCGCACCTATTTTGGTGGGCATGATAATTTCTTGACAGATGCAGAAATCACAGAACTCACAGCAGCAGGCTATGGAAGTAGTATCACCTAATGGCAATCTTTAGACCACCAACCGACAACTTCGTAGTCCCAGTAATCGTTGGGGATTATATGGGAGGGCTACGGTTATCGAAAGACCAACGCCTCGCGAACCGTCTTGGCGGCAGAATAGACCCATCACCACGCGGACGCAACATCTTCTTGCTTACCAACGGAACTTATACCGATGACCAACCGTCAAGCCTGAGTATGGTTTCTAAGGTATATTATGGCGGACACGAGAACGAGATAACAGAAGACGAAGTGACCGCTTTAACTGCGGCAGGATACGGGGCATACATTTCATGAAGCACAGGGAAACACACCCCAACCTAGATGTCGAAGGTTGCTTCGGTTGCAGGGTCGCAGGTGTCCGCATGGGAACCAACACGACCACTAGCAGAGGGGCTAAGGTGGCGGAGATTAACCAAACAGAACGTAACTGGAACAAAGACATGCCAGCATACAAACGTCTTCGCGCTAATGGCTTACAACCTAAGAAGATTGATGGTGCTGCCAACGTGGAAAAGAAAGCACAGGAATCATGGCAAGTGGAGACAGGGATTCTGCCAACTATCTAAACCTCGTTGGGGTTGACATCCCTAAAGTCGGGTACGGCAAAATGGTTGTCGGGCTTAAGACAGCATTAGCCAGCAAAGTAAACCTGTGTGACGACGCAGAACATGTGGTGTTCGCTCTTAGACCGAACCTTATTAAAGGCTGGTTGGAAGACCAGAAGCCAAGCCTGTTGACGATGTGGGAAACGAACTGGCTACCCAAAGAGTTTTCTGATTATCTGCACAACTTTGAGACAGTCATTGTTCCTAGCCTGCATAACTTTGATTTGTTTTCCCAACATCACGACAACGTGCATGTCATACCGTTAGGTGTTGACCGCAACATCTGGCACCCAAAACCAATACAACGCACCGACAAATACAAGATATTGTGCGGCGGCTCAGAATGGTACCGCAAAGGACTAGATGTAGTACTGGAAACATTCCTAGAACTAAACCTGCCCAATGCTGAACTACATATCAAGATAGTCCCACCACACTTGTTTGCCCCAAAGAACCTGAATTATCCGAACGTGGTGGTACATGACCAATGGATGACCGAAGAAGAAGAACGCGACCTAGTTTGTTCTATGGATTGTTTCATATCGGTGTCACGAGGTGAAGGCTTCGGACTGATGCCACTCCAAGCAATCTCAGCAGGCGTACCCACCATCCTGTCTGACGCTCACGGGCATCGAGAATTCTCCGACCTAGCCACTCATCGCATCCCAACCACCTCCGTCCCCACCGCCAAGGGTGTCTGGCAAAACATGGGTGACTGGGATGAACCTGACCGTGAAGCCCTAGCCGAAGCCATCAAAGACATCGGCAAACATCGTGAACGCTACCGTCAGAAAGCAGAAACCTACGCCCCAGAAACCGCAGCATTCAACTGGGACACCTCAGCAAACCAACTCCTACAAATAGTTAAACCATCAGGGAACCGTGCCGCAGGCAAATGGCTACCCCTAGAACCTATGTGCGAAATACAAGTCAACCGCAGAATAAAAGCCAGCATCGGCACCCATAACATTGACCTGAAACCTGGTATCACCTATCCTGTAGTGTTAAACGTGCGCGAGGTTCTCCGTGCATCAGGCTACCTAGTGGAGAAACAATGAAGAAGCCAACCAAATCCCAAAATAAAATCAAGAAGGTAATGGGCGAATACAAAGAAGGCACTCTGCATTCGGGCAAGGGTGGACCAGTAGTGAAAAAGAAGAAGCAGGCTATTGCTATTGCTTTGTCTCAGGCTGGGAAGTCTAAGAAGAAATGATTGAGTACAGGGGCGAGAAGTTCGCTGGCTACAACAAGCCAAAGCGCACACCACAAGCCAACAAATCCCATGCTGTGTTAGCCAAATCTGGTGACAAAGTCAAACTCATCAGGTTCGGTCAACAGGGTGTCAAAGGTTCGCCTGAAGGCACCGCCAGAAACAAAGCTTTCAAAGCCCGCCATGCCAAAAACATCGCCAAAGGCAAGATGTCCGCAGCATACTGGGCAGACAAAGTTAAATGGTAACATCTAAGAGTCGACAGGAGACATTATGCCAATGGTAGGAAAAAAAGAGTTCGGTTACGGTGCTAAAGGAATGGCGGCTGCTAAGAAGGAAGCCAAGAAAACTGGCAAGCCTATGAAGATGCAGGGCAAGTTTAAGAAAAAGAAGGGCATGTAACCATGTCTGCTAAAGGCGAAATGTACAAGTCCAAAGCTGCCAAGAAGAAGCATGAAATGAAAGAAAGCTCCAAAGAAAAGATGATGGAGTACGGCAAACCAAAGGCTAAGGCTAAGAAAAAGAAGTAAATGACCACAGCCGCAACCGTCATCGATAGGACGTTGCGACAACTGCTATCGGGAACAGTTGAACCGCGCAACAAACTAGCGTCCAGTATCAACTCGTCCGCGACGAGTGTTATTGCAACGTATGCCCTTGAAGGGTTGCGTGCTGGACAGGTTTGCGAAATCGATTCAGAACTCATGTACATTTGGGCAACTGATTCAGCAACAAAAACAATGACAGTCGAGCGCGGCTTCAACGGAACCACCGCAGCATCACACACCGCTGACGCAATTATTGTTGTTAGCCCACGCTTCCCACGTTCACAAGTATTGGAAGCAGTCAACGATGAAATCCGTGACCTATCATCCCCGATGAACGGTTTGTTCCAAGTCAAAACATTAAACATCGATTACAACGGTTCAGACACCATGATAAACCTCACAGGTGTAACCGACATCATCGACCTGCTTGGTGTTTCTGTTCGCTACATGGTTGACGACTATCCTGTCGCACGCAAAGTACGCCTCGTACGTGATGTCCCAACAGATGACTTCGCATCAGGCTTCGCGTTACGGTTCGACCAAGGGGTATTCCCAGGTCGCCTTCGCGTTGTCTACAAAGCACCATATGTGACCGCTTCAACCGAATCCTCTGACATAAACACAACTGGCGGGATTCAAGATACGGTCACAGATAT